GAAGGAGGTAGCGAGTTCAAGACTATCACCAAGCCCAGGAGATTTAATGTCAAGACGGATATCCAGATGAGGACTAGGCTGGAGACGCATAACAATCCTATCGTTAACTTCCCCTTCATAGAGTTTTAGCGGTGGTGCTTTGAGTTTGATCACAACTTCCACACAACCATAAGGCATGTTCTTGCCCGTCATCACGTTAAAAGGAACCCCTTCCCATCTCCAGTTATCGACGAATAGAGTACCAGCAAAATAGGTAGGAGTGGTACTGTGAGGATCAACCCCCTCTTCAGAACGGTACGTATCATATTGCCCTAGAACTAGTGTTGGTGATATTCTAGTCGCTGCTAGAACCTTTGTCTTCTCACGTCGTAGTTCCCTGGCATTCATGCGACAGGGTGCTTCCATAGCAATCAGTGCAAGCACTTGTAGAATGTGATTCTGTAGCATGTCGCGTACAGCACCAGCAGTCTCATAGTATTGAGCACGACCATCACAACCGATGGTCTCTGTAGCAAAGATCTGAACTTCTTCTATGTACTGGCGATTCCAGAGAGGTTCCAGAAGTATGTTACTAAATCGCGTAGTAAGAATGTTGTTAACAGTATCTTTACCAAGATAATGGTCAATGCGATAAACCTGTTTTTCCCGTAGATGTCTCCCCACCACAGACTGTAGATTATCAGCAGATTTATAATCGTGCCCAAAGGGTTTCTCAATAACCACTCTGGTCTTGTCGGGGTCATCAAGTAGACCCGCCTCTTTAAGATGGATAATAGCGTTAGCATATCTTTCTGGAGGAACCGACAAGAAATAAGTATTGTCGTCAAGATGAGTAGGAAGATTATTGAGAGAGTCAACATTGTCTAGGTCTGCTGAAATGTAGTCTAGATGATGTAAGAATTCTTCGGGGTAATCACCAAGAGATTCTTTCCATACCCCCACCCCAGGATCTCTCCTAGCACAACCAGTAATCAAAAAGTTCTCTGGTAGAAGTTTCTTCTGCCAAAGTTTGTAGAGAGCAGGAATTAGTTTCTTCTTACAAAGGTCTCCCGTTGCTCCGAAGATAACAATTCCTTTAGTGAGCGGTTCCATTTCCATCGTATTTGTCGGATTCGTAGTATACATTTTCACCTTTTCGTACCCCGAAATATATCGTGGAAAGTACAAAGAACGGGGTAACCCATAGTAAGACATCAGCGAACGTCATGACCACCGAACATAGAACGCATACCATTCAAAACCTTGGCTGTGAAAGCACCAAGACGGCGCGACTCAAAACGTGCCCACAACGCACCAGAGATGACAGGAGTGGGTACACCCAGATCCACAGCGGTATGAACAGTCCAACGACCCTCACCGCTATCGGAAACTCCTCCATCGAACTTATCAAGCTCTGGATCGCGGCGAAGTACATCCGCAGTAAGGTCAAGTAACCAACTGCCAACAACGCTACCCCGACGCCAGAGCTCAGCCACTTTAGCAACGTCAACGTCATACTGATAATCGGCAGGGTTGTCCATTGGGGCGACCTCTGCATCTCCTTCTTTAACGTACTTGGCACCTGCATTTGCTTCTTTCAGAATGTTGAACCCTTCGGCGTATGCTTGCATGATACCATACTCAACACCGTTATGGACCATCTTCACAAAGTGACCTGCGCCAGCGGCACCACAATGCATCCAGCCGTATTCTTCAGGATACAAAGTGTACCTGTCTGTGTCACTAGTTCTTGGGGCAGCACCGATACCTGGTGCGAGTGCATCAAAGATTGAGCGGCAAGTGGATACTGCATAATCTGCACCCCCAACCATAAGACAGTATCCACGCTCCAGACCGTAAACACCACCACTAGTACCACAGTCAAGATACGAGATGCCAAGTTTAGATAACCTTTCTGCCCTGCGTCGAGAATCCTTAAAATTGGAATTGCCATGATCAATAATAATATCACCCTCCACACAAAATGGTAGTAACTCATTGATTGTGTCCTCTACTAATTCGGCGGGGATAACAAGTTGGAAGATACCAGGAATAGTTCCTGCTACATCGTCTTGGTGTACTACTTGAACAAGGCTTTCCAGAGAATCTGCAGCTGCTGTAATATACCCGTTGTCTGCTGCTTCTTGTGCTTTAGCATAATTTCTCCTGTATCCAAATACTTCAATGCCTGTCTTAAGCATACGGCGGGACATACCCTCACCCATGCGACCCAGACCAATCATTCCTACTTTCATTTTTCTTTTAATAAATTTTCTACTTGTTTGCGAGCATCAGACATCTTCTGCTTGTCGCGTTCTGAATGTCTGTAACCATATTTACCATGGAATATGGCATGACCCTGGCAGAACATTGTCACCCCAAATATCAGGGCAAGGATGATACCTATCCATTCAATTATAAGTGTATGTTGAGCCATGGGAATACAGGATCGATTACTCCAATAAGTCGAAGGAGACCTTCGGCAAAAAGTGCAAGCACAAACCAACCAACAAACATACTGATAATTGAGGCATTACGATTATGCTTTCTTATGGCATCATCGATCATCTCCTGCACTTCGTCTTTAGTGACGTAACTTGGTGGTGGTGGTAGTTTTCTAAATCGGTTTCCAATTCCCATTAGATCATCTCCATAGCATCGTGTAATTCTTTTGAGTGATGTAGTTCATCATTCATGATCTCAAGGATCTTATCATCGGGACCATTCAGTGCTAGGTACTTGGCGTATGTAGTAGCAGCATGAATCTCTACTTCATAGGAGAGATGGTAAGCATTACGAGGGGACACCCAGTAATAAGCCACATTGCTCCAATAGTAGATAAGAACGAGAGACTTGGCAACAAAGCGGTCAATAAAATAAAGGTTACCACCCCTACTTTCCATGTATTCCAAATGTTCTGTTTCATTGAGTGACTGATCGAAGTGCTGTTTCATTAAGTATAGATGGTCTGGACCTCGCAATCCCATGCTTTCTCTGAAATGTAATACACTCAAGAAAGCAAAATAGGGTGCCCGAGCAATTTCCTCCAGCACCCAAAAACGTTGATAGTCTCTACCCTTGTAGAGAAAATCTAGGATCGCGACAGTGATATCTAAAACGAACCTGTTGATTGTCTGCATTACTCTACATGCACAGTACCGATCATGCCTGCACCTTTATGAGGAGCACACCAATAAGTGTAGTCACCTGCATCAGTGAAGGTAATATCAAACTCTTCACCAGGTAGCATCGCTAGTGATTCGTGAGCAAGGTCGGGACGATCTTCCACGATCACATTGTGTGGAGGAAGCATGTTGTTCACAAAGTGAACGGTATCTCCTGCAGAAATAGTCACCTCTGCTGGATCAAAAACTAGGTTTCCATTGGAACCCATCTGGACATCTACTGCCCATGCAGGGGCAGCAAGAAATAGCGTTGCTAGGAACGCGAATAAAAATCTCATTTGCTAGTCGAATGTTGTTCTTGATATGTTTTGAGTTTTTCAATTAACTCATGGTATTCATCCCACATGTATTCCGAGCCTGTCTTGTCTTGATAGACTTGACACGCTTTGATTAGGCGGTATACATCAGTGTCGTTTAGACGCATTTCAGTTTCAAAACTCATAACTAATTATAGGATCACTAGGTAATTATTCGCTATTTTAACATTCTTTTTACAAGTTATGTCAGCAATTCCACGCACGAAGACTTTTATTAATACGGGAGTCCTTATCGTTAGCGGTTTTCTTTGATGTCAACTTCTTTTTCATGCCCTTCATTCGAGCGCAGAAGGATGCCCTCCTGGGATTTCCAACCTTCTTGCTTGGTGCTTTAAGGTCAGATCCTGGATTTTCTCTTTCGTAAGACTTGCGTCCTTTTTCGTTGAGTCCACCTTCTTTGTTTTTTCCTGCTTTCTTTGTCCAGGCTGCTTCTCCGAGGACTGCTTCTTTGAAGTTTTTGACGGCGTACTTGTCCCAGTATTCAACTCCGAATCGGCAGACATCTCTAGTCTCCCACTTTTCACATCCAGGACAGTATCTTTTTTCTGCGGCTTCTCTGATGTCACTACGCAGTTCTTTAAACGACTTCATATTTAGTCTGCCGTATCATCTTCGCTTTTATTTATTTGCTTCAGCATCTTCTGTAAATCTGCTGTGCTACCTACGAACAAATTGTTTGTGGTTTTGTTGTTGACAGAGTTCTTTGTAGGAGCGTCCAGTTCCTTCATTTTCTTCTGTAGGTCAATCAGTTTGTCAGTGGTGTCTGCAACCTGCTTCATAGCGTTCACAGCGACCTCATACGCTCTTGGGTGCCCTGACTCCTGTGCGACCTCTAACGCCCCGTTGAGCGCCTCCTGACCCTTGTCTATGAGGTTGTACAGTTGACCGCGAGTGTATTCGTAGTCTTTATCCTGATGATCCTGGTCTTTCTTTTCGGGAACAGGTTTTGATGGTTTGGATTGTTCAATTGCAGTCTCTTCAGTCTCGACTTCAATATCAAAGATATCTTCCATGTTCTTTTCAAATTCGTTCATAGCAATTCAATACCCTCATTAAATCCAAAGTCGTCTGTGCTGATGACCAACGCATCATCTGCTGCATCGATAACACCATCAGCATTTTTATCTTCCAATGCTTTGGGTGTGTACGTAAGTTTTGTATTCCTGTTGTCTGGAGAATCGTTCTTGTCTCCAATTGATTCGTATACAGTTGCCTTTTTGATAACACCAGACTTGGTGAAAGGACCGTAGATATAAGATCTAGCAGTAAAGTTCAACGTCCATACGATACTTCTTCTGTCTAGGAAGTCTCCGTCCCAGTCATCCTCGTAGTTGACATTATTTAAATTGATTGTAATGTCTTTCTTCTCTCCCATTTCTGGGATCATGTTCAACGTAATGTTAAAGTTAGGTTGGAAGTATGGAAGTATTTGCTCAAGAATCTGTAGTCCGTCGTCTTGTGACTTGGCGATGATCCCGAGTTCAAACTCCATGTTGTAGGGGACGGGTACATATTGTACAGAGAGAGATTCTCCGTCTGAATCAATAGTCTTCTTAAGTTTTTGGGTTGCTGTAATTTTTCTGGATGTATCATAAGAAATATTAGTCATCTCAAAATACAGACGAGGCAAAGTAATTGCTACTTTGTTATCAACGTCTGGGTTCTGTTCTAGTCTTACTAGAAACTTATTCTTCGGACCATAGGCAAGGGGAACTTTCTCTGCTTCTAGCACAGTTCCAGTAGAAGGATCTTTCTTCCTGATTTCAATGTTATTGAATAGTGTACCGAAACCGATTACTGTTTTCCTAATCGCTTCGTTATAAAAATGTGGTCCTAACATCAGAATTCACCAGTAACGTTGCCATACTCTCCGAATGGATTCACTTCAGTAAAATCAAGTAAATCATTACCTGTAGTCTCAATGTATTTATTATCGGCGTACTGGACGTTTTCTAGTGATAGATTGTCTACGGTAACGCTGCTTTGTACAGTGCCACTCTCTGCTCCAGTGATCTCTTCTCCTGGTGTGAAGTTACCAGTTCTGTTGATCAGTTTCAATTCATGATTGTCTCTGTCCCAGAAAGATACTTCTGCTGTAGTTCCTGTTGTACCACCAGTCACAATCTCTCCTAGAGAGTAATGAGTGGTAGCATCAGGATCCATAGCGAGAGTGATTGAAGGAGCAAGGATCTCCTCAACAACATCAATCTCTTCGATGCCTGTCTCGAACTCGTCATTGCCAAGTTCGTAGATCTCTGCAGTCATCGTGTAGATGTAGTTCTTACCTAACTGGTAGAACGGTGCCTCTCTTTCTACAAACTTGATCTCATACAGATCTTTTGTGAGTGGTAGATAGATAAGGTCTCCCTCATTAGGTCTACCATCTACAGTAGTGATGTCAGCAAACTCTTGGAATACCTGACTCCATCTGTTCTGGGAGACTACCATAGTAATCTCATCAGTGATGCGTAGACCAAACTTACTAATGAATTCAGATGGAGATCCAAATCCCTCAACATTGATCAGTAGCATCTCGATCATGTATTGAGTATTAAACTCGGAATACAGAATGTCGTCTAGTGCTACATCTTTGATCATCTTCCTTGGAAGATAGTAGACATCACTACCGAACAATCTGATCTGCTCATCCACTAAACTCTGGATAAGACCCTGTTCTGTGCTGACACCACCATGTTGTGGGAAGTAGATACTTTTCATCCGATCATATCCATTGGGGGAAGCTCATAGTAGGTTGCACTTTTCTCCATGAGAGCATCGATCTCTTTCTGTGCATCCTCAAACAACTGTCTGCCGTTCAGTGACACGCCACCAGGCAGTTGTACGTTGTTAAACTTGATTAGGTTCTGACCCCACTGTCTCTTGATCAGTGCAGTTAGATACTGCTTGACGAAACTATCATTGTAGACTTGAGTGAACTCGTCAGGATTCAAGAAACGATAGCACTCGATTAGAAGGAAGTTACCTTCAATCATTCTTGCTTTGTCGATATCAATGAATAGTCTGTCTTGTCTTTGATTAAATCTAAACTGA